GCTAATTGTAATTACTTTACCAGCGAGGGCCATTGCATCTTGGTTTTCAAATGTATACAGTAGGTTCATTCTTCCAGTATTTGGAGCAGATGCTGTTCCTACAACTGATTTAATAGAATATTTAGAACCGACTGGAACATTTGTTGATTCTTGTGTAACAACGTTTACTGCACCGCCGCCTGAATATAAGTTTTGTGCTGCCCATCTATCTGCTGTATAAATCCAAGTAGCGGATGAGTCTGTTGTAAAAGATGTGCCTCTCTGCCAAAAATCAAAGTTGCCGTTAATTACATAATTTTTACCGCTAATACCACCTGAGTTAATAGAGGAGGTATTTAGATTTCCTGTCATAGTTCCGCCAGTTAGTGGAACAAAATCTTGTCCTGCCAAAGTTCCGTCTGTGTCTAGCCATACCTGCCCATCTACGCCAGTTGCTGGCATTGATGCTTGAGCGGAATGAATGGCGGTATACGGCAATGATGGCGCTACGTCCTGCCATGCACTTCCATCCCATACTCTTATTTTTTTAGCCATTATTTCTCCTATAACTCCGCCGAAAATGTAATGTTTGAACCATTAAAAAGTGATGGATATGATGTTGCTGGACTTGGACTATAAGTTCCAGCAATAACAATAGTTCCTCCAGAGGCTGTCATCTTTGTATTATTTAAAGATGCATTTGTTAATGATCCTATTGTAGTATATGGAACTGATTCCCAATATGGTGAAGTTGTTGCTAAAGATGCAGTTGGGGCAGTTCTCATAACTACTGGTGGTTGCCACCAAAATCCTGCTGCCGATGAATTATATCCATGAAGAAATATTGCAGTTGGCGGAACTTGATAATATCTTTGACATTTTGCAAGTTCACCTTGAATGTCGCCGCCTGCACGAGAAAAGTCTGTAACAACAGATCCAATTTCTAATTGAACTCCAGTAATTTCAAAATAATCTGCTGCTCCAGCTGTTCCTGATGCAGCATATTGATGATATATTAATAATTCTGTGGCATCAGATGGAATTGTAAATGTAGTAGAATATCTTGTAGCTGTTGTTGTAGGATTTATATAATACTCTTTATTAGTAACTCTTGAAGTCCAAGTCCCTGCCCACCAAGATCCAGCTCCTTGATCTATTCCTGTTCCAGACTGCACAACTGTTGCTAGTAAATTACCAGAAAAATTAGCACCAATTCTTGCATAAAAAGACAAAGTAACTGTTTTTCCTTGAAGTAGATACATGTTTGCAGATTCAATTATAGTGCCTATACCTGAAAAAGATGTGTCTGAAACTCCTGAGTTTCTTCCTACACGAATAGAGTAATTATTTCCACCGAAGCCTGTCTGCCTGCTTACGGTTCTATTCGAACTTCCCCAAAATGAAAACCATCTATCTGCTGTGTACGATAAATTGCTAGGAGCTGAAAATGTAGTTCCACGTTGCCAAATGTCCATTCCGCCATTAATTACAAAATTTTTACCAGCAACATTTACAGGAATTTGAGCGGATACAGCAGAAACCTCAGTATCAGTAGCCATGCTAGATGATGCTGTTAATATACTTGCTAGATCTCTAATTCTAGACATTAATACACCTCACTATCTTAATCATGGATAAACATTCTTTTCATTTTTAGTCTGACAAAACCGCCAGTTGTTACGGTAATGCTTTGATCTGTTTGAAAATCAATACTTCTATTTCCACTTGAAGTATTTAATCTAACAGTAACATTTGCATTATTTCCATTATGTTGTTCTGCAACAAATGTCTGTGTCCATAAAGTTCCAGAATTTTTCCAGTATGTTGCTGGCATAATAAAACAACCTATATATGTATGATATCCTACATCTGTCATTTGTATAAGAAACTGACAAAAAAATGTTTCTGAAGTTGTGACAGGGAAAGTTCCTAAATTATACCAGGTATTTGCGCTATAAGTTGTTGCACTAGAAAGGGTTAAAGTGTTATTTGCTTGATAGTTTTTTGTAGATAACGCCCCAGGAATAGTTACAAGACCTGTAGAATCAATTGCTAGTCTTTCTGTTGCATTTGTAAACATTTTTACATGCTGCCATCCCGCAAGGCCTATTCCTACACCTATGTTGCTGTTAATCATAGTCATTCCATAATTTGCATAAGTTGTGGATCCAGATGTAAATGTATCTGTTATGCTAAAACCAACCCTTGAAGAATTATCTGTTGGAACAGAAATTCCATTATTAGATACTCTAAATTTTTCTACTATGGAGTTTGAAGAATCTGGAACTATAGAAAATGATAGAGCCCCACCTCTTTTTGTAGCTGTTGATCCATCTCTAAGGGTTTCTATGATTGCTAGTCTTTTTTCAGATTGTCCAGTTTTTAAATAATCAAAAAATTCTATTGTTCCAGCAGAGCTTCCAGATGTATCTCCACCCACGGCATCAAAAAGCCCCAATCTTGGCCTTGATGAAGAATTATTAATATTTAATCCATATATTGGCATTGCTCCAGAAATTCCAATATTTGATTGCGATCCTATAGAAATATATTTGTCGCTAGAAACTACTTGATTACCAGTAAATGTATTTGTTGTTGTTGTGGCGGCATTAATAGAATTTAAATTAGTTATTGTTACTACTTCTACTATATCGCCTTCTACCGCTGCACTTGCCAATGTAACCGTTGAAGATGATCCAACTGTTGTATAATCTGTATTGCGAAGCAAGAGCATGCCATTAAAATAAACTTGCTCGTATCCGTCAATAAATACATAATCTGTTGTAAATACTGTTTGCCCCGCCGTTGCTGTAAATGATTTACGACGCATGATATTTGGGTCAAAGGAGTCTGAGGACGAATCTGACTCAATCCATACCTGCCCAACAAATGGGCTAGACGGGGCATTGTCAGAATATGTAGCACCCTTTACATCCAAAGAGGATAGCGTGGTTGGGGCATATGTTGTGCCGCTTGAAGAATATAGAATTTGTCCTGATGAAGGAGATGTTGTTGTTCCTGTTCCGCCATATTGTGTAGCAATGTATGGGACGGAATCAATATTACCTGAAGAGTCTGCAGTAATTGGGCCAGCAGAAGTAATGCCCTTGACCTGGAGCTTATTTTTTACTTTAAAATCTTTATCTGACAATTCGGATCACTATCCCCTTATTGATATATAATTATTATACTACTACTTGGACTCTAGGGCATCTAGCCTTGTTGTTACCTCTTTTAATGCCGCTACTAATAACGGAATAATATTTGATTCGGCTATTCCAAGAAACTCTTCGTCTGCCTCCTCATTATAATTAGACTTAACAATATTATTTACCCATTCATAATCCGCAAGGGCCTCTTGAACTTCTTGAGCAATAAATCCTACTGTTTTGCCTTCTGGGAAATTGTGAACAGAGTGTTCCTTCCAATCAAATGATACTGGATTTAAAGAATTAATTATGCTAAGACCTGAAGTTATAGGCAATACATTTTCTTTATATCGGCCATCTGATGTGGCAATTGAAGATGAGGTGGCAAATATTTGAGAGTTTACTTGAAGCTTATAGGCACCATTAGAGGAAGAATATCCAATAATTACGTTTCCGCCAACTGGTTGTAAAAAGAAATCGTATGCCACTGTATTATCGCCACGCATGACCTGTAATGATCCAGCCCCAGTATCATCTTTAAGACCCATATAAAGGCCCCAGGCGTTAGTTGAACCAACTAATCTTAAACTTCCATATGCAGTTCCTAAAACTGGTAATCTTTCTGTAGATGGAACTGTAATTTGAAGTTTTCCTCCAGGAGAAGTATTTCCAATTCCAACATTGCCAAGTGGGGTTATTCTCATTCTTTCTGCTACAGAATTTCCGCCTTCATGTGTATTAAATGCAACATATTGAGAATTATATGGTCCAGATCCAGAAGCAATATTTCCAACTATCATTCCACTAAACGAACCATCATTTAAACCAACTGCAAAGGTTGCCCCTCTATTTCCAGAAACGTGAGTTGTTGAATAATTTCTTACAAGTCCAGTTTCTCTTGCACCTAAAATATCTGTTTGATATAAGTATCCATTTCCAGTAATTGCTAATGGTTTTTCATATGTAGATGCACCAGTTTTTTGAATAAAATGAAATCCTTTACCTCCATCAGAAGTAGATGCTAAATTTACAGTATTCCAAATATTCATTTCAGCATATCCGCCAGTAAAATTACCACTGAATCCAAATGGCATATTGGATGCAGTTCCATCATCTGATCCTGGAAGAGATTGAATATTAGAAGCATACATTAATCTACCAGAACCAGCATATACCCCTAAACTTCCAGTTAGTGTATTATTTCCAACTAATGCGGCGGCTCCAATAGCGGCAGGAGTAACCGTTCCAGGAGTTCCTACTAATTCCCACTGACTTGTATTTGCATTCCATCTTTTAATTGCCATTTATATCTCCTTATAACTCTGCACTAAAGGCCAAATAAGCGGCAGTGCTATTATTTCCACCTAAAAATAATGGTCTATATGCTGTAAGACCGCTACTATTTACAAGGATTCTAATGTTATCTGTACTGGCCGTATTTGCATCATATGTGTATGAACTTACTGTATAGGCATTTGATTCATCATGAATTCTAATCGAACCACCAGATTCTATTGCTGAAGGTTTTACTCTTAATGTAACAGGGAAATTTATAACAATAGCTCCTGTTGTAGTATTTGTAGCAAATCCCGTTCCTAAAACTGCATATGAAGAACCCTGACTAGCATTTAGTCTATAATAATACCTTTGGCATGCGGCGAGTTCTGCTTGAGGGTTTCCAGTATTTGTAGTAAATGGAGTTGCAACTGATCCCGCCTCTAATTGAACCCCCCAAATATCTATAGATGTATTTGTATTTGTAGATAAAAATTGAAGTGGTCGAACTAATAAAAATGAATCATTATTAGTACCGAATGTTTTTCCTGACACAGAAGGCAAACTGTAGGTGAACCAATATCTTGTCCAAGTACTTGTAGGTGTATATGTAGCTGCTCCAGTACTACTTGTAACTAAAGAAGCAAAGGCTGCGCTTGAAGGAGATCCTCCTGTTCCAAAATTTTGAGACATTAAAGTATTCATTGACTGTGCTCCAACAGTTGATCTAGCCCAAAATGATAAAGTTACTGTTTGACCAGCAAAAGTTCTTGCGTCTTCTACTTTTTGATTAGCTTCATAGTATTGACCATTTGTATTAATTGTTGTATTTACATAATACTGTCCTTCATATCCTGTAACTGGTGCGGAACCTGCTGTAAAAGCTTGACGAGATACAACTGTACCTCCAGGCATAATCCAATGCCATCTATCTGGACCAAATGTAGAAACTCCTGTTGAAAGTGTAAAGCTTGTTCCTCTTTGCCAAATAGAGAAATCTCCATTAATTATTTTATTCTTACCAACATTATAATCGCTTTGCCATCTTAATCCTGTACTAGTTGTGGAATCTGCATATAGTGATTCTCCATTATTTCCCGCCGCTAATCTTGTATATGTACCACTTGCAGTTGCAACAAATATATCACCTTTAGCCAATAGCGCTGTTGGAACAACAGCATTTGTAGTTGTATCTTGATCAATCCAAATATCTCCATCAACCATGTTTGTAGGAGTTGTAGCACCAATGAATGTAGTTTTACCTACCCTGCCGTCGGTAACTTTGACGGGGGCAAGATCAGAACCTGCATAGATTTCCCACGCCGTTCCATTCCATCTTTTTACTGCCATTTATTTCCTCCTATAACTCTGCTGAAAAAGCTAAATAGCCGTTTGTAGTGCCATTTGAAGCTAAAATATAATTTGTTCCCTGCGTTAATCCAGAAGCAACAGTAGGATAAGCTATTCCCATGTTTTTTCCTTGTACTGCTGCTGGTGAAAAAGTTAAACTGGTAACAGTTAAAATTGATGATCCTCCATTATTTTGAAGTAATAATGTTGAATAATCTATTGCTGTTGGAGCTACTCTCATTGAAACTGGTAATGGTACTTGAATATTAGCCTTAGTAGAACTATCAGCGTTTCCAGACCCAATAAAGGTATAATTCTGATCATTGCCAAATCTAATATAATATCTTTGGCAGGCGGCAAGTTCTGACTGAATATTACCAGAATTTCTAGTAAATTGAGTAGCGTTTGCACCCAACTCTATTTGAACGCCTGTAATCTCTACATAATCTGCAGCACCTGCAGTTCCAGATGGAGTATAACCAAACCATATTCCAAACTCATTATATGGAGACGCTACTGTACCACTAAATGAGAATCTTTGCCAGCTATCTGTTAAAGTAAATGTTTGCTGAAACGATACTGTTCCGCCAGTATAATTTTTCATGGCCTGATCTGTTCCAGTGCCAGAAATTATCTGAGCATTAATCGATGAAGAAGATGCTGTAGAAGATTTTCTACCATAAAAAGATATTGTCATTTGCTTATTTATAAAAGGTAAAATTTCTGAGGTCTCAAGCGATGTTTGAAATTGTAAATTATTAGTAGAAGTATTTCCGCTATCTCTTTGAATACGAGCACAGTATCTAAATCCATCTAGCCCAGCTGTTTGACGAGTAACAGTCATTCCTAACAAATAGCCATGTCTTACAATTTCCCATCTGTCTGCTGTAAATACATATGTAGAATTAGAAGAAGCAAATGAGGTACCACGCTGCCAAACATCGAAAGCACCATTTATTACTAAATTCTTACCTGCAATTTGAGTATTAAACGGATTAAACGAATTATCTCTAGCTCTTGTCATGATTCTCCTATATCTCCGCCGAAAATCCTAGATATGCAGTATTATTATTGTTTGGTCCGCATACTCCAGCTTGTCCAACAGTTAATCCAGATGCTACTGGATATTGAATATTCATAGTATAAGGATTAGCTTGATCTAATGTTGGAACTCCACTACATGTTATAAAACTATTTCCAACAACAACTCTATAACTATTAGCAGTTCCCGTTGTTTCTAAAGACGGTGTTGTTCTCATAACTACTGGATAAGTATATAAACCAAAAGCTTGAGTTGTTGAGTATGCCCAAACTGGATGAATGAATGCATATGCACTACCTCCATTTGCTGCCGTCCATCTGTGATAGTATCTTTGACAAGCTGCAAGTTCTCCTGCTAAAGTTCCACCTGCACGAGAAAATAAAGTAGCAGAATTTCCAATTTCTAATTGAACTCCCGCTACTTCAAAATACACACCAGTTCCGCCTGCCTGAAATGCTGTAAATTCTAATTCAAATAAATCTGCATTATTATTTGCTGTTGCAGATGTTATATTAAATGTTGATGTAAATTTTGTAAATGTAGTAGAATTTATTTGCGAATTAGATATTCCAATATCTCCATTATCATATACAGTACTATATTTATTAGCTCTTGTTCCAATTGAAGCTGTTATTCCTGAAGTTAAATTTGGACCTTTTCTAAGCCAAAATGATAAAGTTACTTGTTTCCCCACACAATTTAATGCACCTTCTGACATATTTATAAATACAAATCTATTATTTGCCCCAGAACTCTTTTCAACTCTTGCAGCATATCTTAAACCTATTGCTTGAGAAGATATATCTTGTCTAGTTATATTTATAGTACCAATACTATCATTAATATTAATCCATTGATCTGCTGTATATGTATTATGTGATGCTGAAAGAATTGAAGTTCCTCTTTGCCAAATATCAAATCCGCCATTAATTATCATGTTTTTCCCAGCGGCATTTAAGTTATTAAATCCAACATATCTACTATCTGACTGAGATTGTGTATATGTGTCTGTTACTGAAAAAAGTGGATTACCAAATATTTCTACTGTATCTCCAACTTCAGTAGCTTGTGTTAAAGATATTGATGTTCCATTTGTAGCAGTATAATCTTGACCTCTTGTAATTAAAGTACCATTGATATATACCTGCTCATTTCCCGCAGTATATGATAAAGTTAAATTATTGTCATCAAGTCCAGAAATAGTAGATGTTCCAGAAGAAATAGTTTTACGCCATCTAACTAATTGAATGCCGTTTCCAGTTGTTCCATCTATCCATATGTCTCCGACGCTTTGTCCAGTTGGAGAAGTATTACCTGCAAAGACCTTGTAGCCTGCCGCTCCATCTGTTGCAGTTTGCTGAGCTGCAACTGCCCATGACATGCTTGAGCCATCTGTTGTAATAAATTTACCAGAATGTCCAGTTTGGGCTGGCATTAATGCGTTAGCAGCATTAGATAAAGAGGTTTGTCCAGTTCCGCCCTGAGTGGCAGGAAGCGGGGCTGGAAGATCCAGTCCCGTCTTTACCTTAAAGTTTTTATCTGCCATAATACCTCTATTTTACCATTACTGGCGTTATGTTAAAGTTCTGCCGAAGCTTCTAAATAATCACTTGCAGAACTAGTATCAATTATCCACCATCCGCTTTGTCCTGCTGTTCCCGCAGTGCTTGTATTAAGATCTAAAGAAATAAAATTATTTGAAGAAATGCTTGAATTTATTGAACTTAAAATTAAATTAGATAATCCTACTGTGTAAATAGCATGAGATCCCGAGAATGAAACTGTTGGTCTTACTCTCATAGATACTGGCAGTGGAACATTTGCTCTTCTTACTCCTGGTGCCGTTCCGCCATTAAATGCAACTGTGGACAATCCAACGTTGGGGTTAGTTGCTCCACTAATTCTCCAATAATATCTTTGGCACATAGATAACTCTATTTGCTGTGGCCTTTGTTCAAATGAAGTAGCAAACGTTCCTGCCTCTAATTGAACACCAGCCAACTCTACAGTAATGCCTGCTGTATTTGGATAATACAAGAAAAATTCTACATAGGAAGATGAGCCTATTGTTTTTCCATTTATAGATGCAACTGTAAATGTAGATGAATATCTTGCCCAAGATGTAGTTATAGTATTTGAGTTACCTCCATTTGCTGCTCTTGATGAACCTCCAGAACCAAAGTCTTGATCAAATCTTGCTGTAATTGTTGTTGATGCAGATGCTTTAGCCCAATAAGATACTGTAATTGATTGTCCCGCCAAAGTTCTTACATCTTCTAATCTATTTATAATAAGAGTATTTGCAGTTCCTACGGACTGAACTAGTCTTAAATAATAAGAAGTTTCTATTCCAGATAAAATTCCTGGAGTAAATGTTTGTTGTGATGCTACTGCCGTTCCGCCCTGACTTTGTATTTGCCATCTATCTGCACAAAATGTATTTGAGTTAGATGATATATTAAAACTTGTTCCACGCTGCCAAATAGAAAAGTCTCCATTGATTACTTTATTTCTAAATCCATATTCTGAGGCGGCAGTCATAATACGTGCACCATCTACAGTAGATGAAGAATAAATATACTGATTTGACGGTGGTTTAATATATCCTGGCATTATGTCTCCTTATATGTCCGCACTAATTACAATATTACCAAAAATATTATAACCGCCAGCAGATTGAAGTGTTGTAAATGAAAATCCATCTGTATCGATAAAGGTTGCAGCATTTGATGTATTGCTTTCTCCTGAAAAAGAATATGTTATTGAAGGAGTAACTCTTTTTGAAACTTTAAATGGAATAGAGTGATACCAGTCTCCACTTGATGGTGTATCAAACCTAACGGTGGACATTTTTTCATAATATCTTTGACAATTAATTAATTCACCAGCTAAGGTTCCGCCAGAACGTGTAAATGGTGTGGCGGTAGATCCTCTTTCAAGCTGAATATTTGCATAGTCAATTTGATATGCAGTTGGGGTACCAACATAGCCTGTTGAAAAAATTCTTAAAGAAGAATCTGTCCCTATAGTTTTTCCAGATATACTTGGAATAGTTATAGTAAATGTAAACTTTTGCCATGCTGTTGTTAAATTTGCAGCGCCAAAAGTTGTGTCTACTAATCCCGACCCGCCTGTTCCAAAAATTTGTCTAGCTATCCAAGATATTGTTCTTGTACCAGAATTTATTCTAGCCCAAAATGATAGTGTTACTGTTTCACCAGCTAAAGTATTTACATCTTCAATGTGGTTATTAACTTCCATTGTTGCAGATCCATTAGTATTAGTTACATTTAATCTAAAATAATATTTTGGATTTCCTGGAACATCTGTTTGTCCAGGAGCAAATGTTCCTCTTTCCCATGTTCCAAGGCATACTGCAACTGCAAAGTCTGCTTTCCATTTATCTGGCCCGCAATAACCTTGGGCAATTGAAACAGAGTTTCCTCTTTGCCATACGTCAAATCCGCCATTGATAATATAATTCTTACCAATGTCATTTCCAGTTGTTACTAATTTTTGATTATTAATCGTAGTATTAGCATCAACTGTTGTTAATGGAATTTGATATCCTGGCATTCTTTAATTATACCGTCCTTTTATTCCGCAGATGGGATTACATATGGTGTTGCTTCATTGCCTGCTTCTACCCAGCGAAGGTAGCGAGCATAGTCAGAGTTGGCGGGATCAGTAGGAATATGCCATACCTTACCATCTTCATCTGTTCTTACAATTGTTGTACCGAAATCAGTTGTATTGATTTCATAAGTTGAGTTATCTACAAACTCAAACATTGGTGTTGTTTCTGTCATTTTATTTCTCCTTTTTTATAGTTCTGCTGATGCCACAACTGTGTCATCTATTGAATCTGCTTGAGCATACCACATGCCTGATGCAAGTGACTGCCCATATAAAGTAAATCCTGATGGCTGAGGAAATGCTACTTGAGGTTGAATTGCATTTGACACTCCCCATGTACCAGTTTTAGAAAGAGTTGGAGATATTCTTTTAGTAACTACAAAAGAGTAGGGGAAGTAGAAAGCCTGATTTGCAGCAGTTGCTACTCCGCCCAATGTTATTCCAGCAGTTGATGTTCCTCCAACTACTTCATAATATCTTTGACATAATGTCAACTCAGTTCCTACATATCTTTCTTCAAACGGCGTTACTACTGAGCCTTCTTCTAACTGAGCTTGTGAAATTTCATAATATGCTCCAGAAGGGCTTACCGCTGTTTCTGCAATTGTAAATCTTAAACTATTTGCAGTTCCATCATTTGGAACAGTAACTGTTGTTGACAAGGTGTACCAATCAGCAGATGTTGTACCAGTTGGAATTGTTGAATTATCAATTCTTGTATATCCAAGTAATGTCCATGTTGCAGAAATTGAAGCATCTACGGTTGAAGATTTATATATTGCTATATCCATTCCACCAGACATTGTTGAATTTCTTCTTAGTTTAACACTTGCAGTTACTTGTCTTCCCCATAGTTTTGATACCTCTGAAGTTTCAATCATTTGATGCATGTTGCAAAATGCGCTTGATGCAGTATAAGCAATTCTTGCATGATATTGAGAACCCAGTGCTTGACCTGATGATTGACGAGAAACAGTAGTTGATGCACCAGCGCCAGCATACCATCTATCAACACAGTATCCAGAAGCTCCAGCAATTGATACTCCACGCTGCCAAATATCAAAACCGCCATTTATAATTTTATTTCTAAATCCTGCAAGTTGTCCGCCATTTAGACTCTTTACTCTTACATCATCTTGGAAGATTGCTGATTGTGCAAAGTTATGGCTTCCAGCCCAATTGTAATTTGAGGCGGTATCAACAACTCCACCCATAGTTACCCATTGGCTTCCATTCCATACACTTGTTTGATTAATTGGCATAGTTTCTCCTAGAATTCCGCATTAAAAGCTATAGATGAATTGCTATTATTCATCATCCAGTAATTTCTAAAAACTGTAAATCCAGAACCGTTAACGTTAACAGATCCTAGGCTTGAAGATGCGTCACCTAATACTAAAGACGTTGCTGTTGAAACATTTACTCCATCAGAAACTCTTGGATTTGTATATTCAATAGATGTTGGTTTAACACGCATTATTTGAGGAAAAGGAAACTGAACAATTACTTGTGTTGTTGCATTGGCCAACCCTAATGGTGAATATAAAAATGATGAAGATGATCCGTCTGAAGGACCCACCTTATAGTAATATCTTTGGCAAGCAGCTAATTCTGTTTGTAAATTTGCCGTGGCATTATGATATGGAGTAGCAACGGAACCTGCTTCTAGCTGAATTCCCCATAAATCTAAAGTCCAGGTTGCATTTGAGCTTATACAATAATAACTAATTAAAAGAGCACTATCTGTATCACTAATTGTTTTTCCCGCTACGCTTGGCAAAGTTACTGTTGTTGTAAATCTTTGCCAGTTTGTTGTAACGGCATATGATCCAACTCCAACGTAAGTAGAGCTTGACCCACCTGTTCCAAATATTTGAAAGAAATCTAACCCAAATGTTCTTGCGGAATCTGCTTTTGCCCAGAACGATATTGTTACCGTTTGGCCAGCAAGTGTTCTAACGTCTTCAATTCTTTGTCTTAATGGATAATCAACTGTACCCCCAGTTCCGCCAGATCTTGAATATCTATAAAAATATTTACTTTCATATGTTGAAGATGGAGATGATCCTGCAGAAAATGCTTGTCTACTTACAGTTCTTGTTGTTCCAGATCCATCATATGACAAGTCCCATCTATCTGCTGTGTACACACCACCAGGATTTGAAAAAGAAGTACCTCTTTGCCAAATTGAAAAGTCGCCATTTAATATTTTATTACGACCAACTATTGGTCCATTATTAATAGATGTGGCGGTAATTCCAGGAAATGTCTGATCTGCAGTATAAGTATATGACTTAGTTGTATCTACAACTCCAGCAAGATATACCCAGTCATTTAATGTCTGGTCCCATATCTTAGTAGGTCTTGCTATATTAGCCATTTAACTGCTCCTTGAGAGTATTTACTTCCGCCCTTAATTCTTTCACGGCGGAAACCAGGAGTGGAATAATATTGCCTTCGGCAATTCCCAAGAACTCCTCTTCGGTCTCTTCATTATAGTTGGTTTTGACTAAATTATCAACCCATTCATAATCCTTAAGTGACTCTTTAACTTCCTGTGCAATAAATCCAATTGTCTTTCCTTCTGGGAAATTATGGACCTCATGTTGCTTCCAATCAAATGAGACGGGACGAAGTGCATCAATAATATCTAGTCCACCAGAAATAGTATTTACGTTTTCCTTATATCTTCCGTCAGATGTTGCAATAGTTGATGATGTTGCAAATATTTGAGAATTAACCTGTAACTTATATGCACCATTAGATCCAGTATATCCTACTAATAGATATCCGTTTCCATCAATACGCATTCTTTCTGCGCCTGCATTATTAAATTGAAAAATTGCGGTTGCTCCAGTGTCATTGTTTGCAAGTAAAAATGTTCCATTTCTATACTTGACCATATCGACTGTAGTAACTGCTGTATTTGCAGCATTATTTGTAATAAGTCTAATAATTGCTCCAGCAGATGTACCAGAGTGCGTATTGTATATATCAAAATATCTTAATGTATCAGCTGTTATAGCTGTACCCATTTGAATATTTCCATTATTTTGTAATGTTAAAACATCTGATATTGTTGATGATGTTGTTCCAGCACTAATTCTTAAATTTGCACCGTTTTCTTGTGCTCTAATGTTCCAGCCAGCTGAACCGTCTAGCATTGATAATCCACCGCCCCAGGAACCCGATACTGATAGCGCTGCCTTTAGCCATCCTCCTGCTACATCTGTAGGATTAAATCCAGATTTAGGTGTAGCAGTAATTCCGCCTGTTACATCCCAGTTTCCAGTAACTCCGTATTGATTTGCATAAACTGTATTATTTCCTGATGAATCTACCCAAAGTAGGTTTGGAGATTTTGTTGTTGGTTCCGCCGCTTGATATGCAATAACTGCAGATGTATTTGTATTAGCATATGATGCACCTGAGTTTACCCAGATATCTCCAATTGATGGAGCACCTGGTGCTGTTGAATCATAATAAACTTTTTGTGCTCCGCTGTTTTCATATATACCAGATAAGCTAAATGAGATATTTGCAGAGTCCGCTCTTACATAAACAAGGTCTCCATTTTCAAGCGGGAAACGGAATGTTTCTAAAGAGTTATTTCCAGTAACAATAGAGTCATAAGCGATATGCATCCACTTTGTTGAGTCACCGCTTTGTCCTGAAGGAACAATCCAAATTCTAATTAGAGACTGGCTATTAGACTTATTTGTAGCAATGACTGATGTTAAACAATTGCGGACGGCAGTATAAAGTACCGTATCAGTATTTGCTGATGCATTTGATATTGCTAATCTATTAATTGCCATTTTTCTCCTTTATAGTTCCGCCGACGCTTCTACATATTGACTTGAATTAAGTATATACGCTAAATATGTTTGTCCGTTTGTTCCTACTGATCCAGCTAGTGAGCCATCAACAGATGCAGATCTAACACTTGAATAGTTTCCACCAATTGCTGATATTGCCTGTGCGGTAAATGTTGGATTAAATGCTGCAATACTTGCAGATTTTGAAATTGTTGGAATAGTTCTCATTGTAACTGGAAAAGGCCAATTCCATCTATTAAATGTTGTTCCATTTCCCCAATAGTATCCTACTTGCTCATTTACAGTATCCCAACGAGCATAGTATCTTTGACAAGCAGCCAATTCTGACTGAAGAGTTGTTCCAGCTGTAGAAAATGATGTTGCAACTGTTCCTAATTCTAATTTTAATCCTGCAAGCCTTACTGTAACACCAGATGCCTGTGCTAAATCTGGTTGTAATCCAACTCTTAATCCAGCAGCATTTGCAGGAACTGTAAATGTTGCAGAAAATCTTTTCCATGTTGCAGCATCTACTGCATTTCCTGCTGCAGCAATACCAGCCTGAGTATTTGAACTTAATAGGGCATCGTTTACTGTATTATATTCTAGTGCAACATACATGCTTCCAGTATATCCGCCAGTTAATTTTATATATCCAGAAATAGTAACTTGCCTTCCAAGTAATGTTTTTAGTACTTGACTCTCTATAGCCTGATATAGTGTTGCATAGGAGCTTGATGCAGAAGTAGTCCATTTAATTCCATATTGAACTGGTACTCCTGAAGGAATATCTGTTGTTTCTTGTGCTACTGTTATGGTACCGCCTGTTCCACCTGTATACCAACGGTCTGCTGTGTAGTATCCCATTTGTGAAGAAGATGAAGTGCCTCTTTGCCAAAAATCAAATCCACCATTAATTAGATAATTTTTACCAGTTACAGATCCACCGTTGATAATTGAAGAACTAATTCCACCATTGAAATTTTGGACGGCAGAGAAATTATAAGACTGTCCTGTATCAACAGTTCCTGCTAATGGAGCCCAATCATTTGAATTGGCATCCCATATATACGCTGGTCTAGGTGTAGTTGTCATAATTCTCCTTTATAGCTCCGCCGAAAATCCTAAATATGCACCAGATGTACCAAGGCCTCTTACAACAAGTGGTCTGTTTGCAACAACACCGCTAGATGCTGTCCATAAAATATATCCAGACTGTGTATCTGTTTGATTTGAATCAATTGCTGCTGCAGTTGGAGCAACATTCATACTATCGTCATATCCAATAATTGTAAAATTAGATCCTACTGTTGGATAATCAATGGCATAAGGCTTTGCTCTCATGGTAACTGGAAAAGGAACTATTGTACGAGCTTGAGTTGTACTATTGCCTCCGCCAGCCCCAAAAATTGCATAGTTTGATGTTGCAAATGCATTTACTCTAAAATAATATCTTTGACATGCGGCAAGCTCACCCTGATATCCTCCGCCATATCTAGAAAATGCTGTTGGAGTTGAACCTAATTCTAACTGAACACCAGTCCAATCAAAATAGTCGGCTGCACCAGCTGTTCCTGTCTGATAATAATACGGGTAAAATCTTAACTCTGTTGCTGTCGCTGGAATTGTCATGGTTAAAGAAATTCTTTGCCAACCTGTACCTATTGTAAAAGATGGATTAGCAAGCACTTGATCATTTGTTAATGATGCAAATACTTGTCCTCCAGTTCCAGTTCCCCAGTTAACTCCAATATAAAGTAAAGATGACGCCGAAGAATAATTTGCACCTGCTCTAACATATGCAGATAGTGTTACAACTTTACCTTGAAGAGGAATAACATCTTCTGGACCTAAAGCATATCCTCCAAATAGTCCAGCAGTGCTAGAAGTACCAGAGTTTCTTTGAATTCTTTGACAGTATTGAATTCCAGTTATACCTGAAAGTTGTCTTGTTGTTGTTCCAGCTCCGCCATTTGTAGAAACTTTAAATCTATCTGCTGTATATACGCCATCTGTCGTAAAAGTAGTACCTCTTTGCCAGATATCAAATGCTCCATTGATTACATAATTTTTACCGCCAGCATTAAACCCATCTCTGTTTACAACTGGAGATTGTTGCGAATACATCAATCCTGTTGAATCTACTTTAGCTAATGGTGTTCCGTTAACATGATCCCACTGTTGTAAATCTGCTGTTTGACCAGATGCTGCTTGAATTTGAAATGGAACTTGTGTAGCAGATGATGCTTGTACATTATATCCAGCAAGTGATGAAATATTTGTTCCAGCTACTCCATCACCATCAACCCATACCTGTCCATTAATTGGATTTGTTGGGGCGGTAGTCTGAAATGAAGTTACTCCAGTAGCTAATTGAATATCTACTTGTCTTAGTCCAGCTAAGTTAAAAGATGTATTCTGAGTTGATCTTACATAAACTTTATCACCAATATTTAGAGCAAATTTATGTGTCTCTAATGTGTTTGATGGTGGAATATCTGTCTGATAAGCATAATATACATATCCAGAAGTCTGTGTAACTCCTGTTGGTACCACCCAAACATCAATGAGGGAGGTAGAGGTAGTAAGGTTTGTACCTATTACAGAGGCTAGGAAGGGGTAATCAGCGGTGTATATAAGTGTATCTGTATTGGTAGATGGAGTAGAGACTCCAAGTCTTTGTACGCCCATTTAAACCCCCAACCACCATGCATTAGATAATGCAACATCTGTATTTACCTGGGCGGTATTATTAAAGGTAATTGTAGTAATATCATTGGTAGCGTCATCTGCAAATACTGCACCAATTATATTTAATTTACCTCTAGGATTTACCGCAATTCCAGCATTTTGAATTACTTGGTTATAAACCTTAGCCCAAGATACATTTGTCTGATCTGTTTGTAGAAAATAACCAGTATATCCAGTCTGTAATGGCAGTATAGCATTTCTAGCATTCTGAGCGGTTGTTTGTCCTGTTCCGCCATATGCTATTGCAAGGGTTGCTGATGATGATAAAAGGCCAGATGAATCTGTAACAAGTGGGCCCGCTGTGCTAAGGGCGGGGACTTGAATTCCAGATTTAACTTTAAAGTTTTTATCTGACACTTACCCCTCCTTATAGTTTAACTTTGCTAAATTTAACCGTTACATTTGTGCTTGCTGCATCTGTTACTGTTACCTGTAATACCGCATTTGTTGAAGATACTGCAGCTGAAATTACCACACCTGACATTGTTCCGCCAGTTTCTGTGATTGCAAACTCTGTCATATCTACAGAAGTTCCATCATCTTGAACAATTACCTTTGAGGTTCTAATCTTTGATCCCTGTTGTAAAGAAACCATATATTCAATTGATGTAAATGCTGATAATGCTGTAGTATCTACAGTAGTTGCTGTGTTAGAAGAAACTGTTGCTGTTCCAGTTTCAATTGGAACAACTAGTGTTGCCCAAGAAGCTGTGGAACCATTTGTGGTTAAATATTTGCCTGAGTTTCCAGTTTGAGATGGAAGCGCATCAACTGTTGCCCATGATACATCTGTCCCATTTGTTGTTAAATATTTACCAGTATTTGATGTTTGTGTAGGTAGAATTGCATTAGCTGCACCTGATTGAGTTGTAGCTCCAGTTCCACCTTTATTTAAAGCAATTGTTGTTGCTGACCATGTTCCAGTTGCTATTGTTCCAAGTGTGGTGAGGTTTGTGCTTCCAGCCCATGTTGATAGTGCTGTATTTTCAACATTGCCTAAACCAACCATTGATTTTGTAATTCCTGCTACAGTACCTGTAAACGTTGGATTATTTATAGGAGCATATGTTGATGATGCGGTAGATTGTGTTAAATATGTTGATGCTGCATTTGATTGAGTTAAATATGTTGAAGCTGCAGTTGAAGAACTTAAAGCATCTGTAATTCCATATCCAGATAAAGTTGTAGGAGTAGAAGATATTTTAGACCAACCTAGGCCTGTAATCCATGAAGGATTAGAGTATGATCCTGTTGTATAAACACCATTTGTTACTGTTCCTGCATTTCCAGATACATTTCCAGTTACATCTCCAGTTAGGTTACCAGTAAATACTCCAGCAATTGCACCAGTTCCTGTAATTGTAGGACTTGTTAAAGTTTTATTAGTTAATGTTTGAGCGGTAGTAAGATCTGCTGTAATTCCAGTATTAATACTAAATACATTACCAGTTAGTGTTAATCCGTTATTTGCTGAATATGTTCCAGCACCAGAGAATTGTGTAAATGCAATTGGATCTGTACCTAATGTTGTAATTGTATTTGTTTGAATCCAGCCAGTTTTTGCATTTGCTGTGCCGCTTTCTACAAATATAAAATCTCCCGCATCTACTTCACCGACTGTATTATAATCAGTTGCACGAGTTGGAGCTCCATTATTAGCAACAATATAAACACCATTATCTTCTGGAGCATTTTGATTTTTTACAAGTATTCTATTGCCATTTGCAAGAGTTACTCCATCAAGAATATCTCCTGCTTCAACCTGATTAGCAAGATTTATATGTGATGTTGTTGCTGCTTTTACTGAAGCATGAACGTTTAGCCCAGCAGTTGATGCATCAACATATTGTTTTGTAGCTGCATGAAGATCTGATGTTGGATCTGCTGAAAGCGTAATTGCTCCAGTCATTACTCCACCAGATAAAGATAATTTGCCATCAAGTGCTGTTTGTGTAGCAGTTGATACTGGCTTATTAGCATCTGTTGTATTATCAACATTACCTAGGCCAACCATAGACTTTGTAATGCCTCCAACTGTACCAGTAAATGTTGGAGAGTTTATTGGAGCTTTGTCATTTAGTTGTGTCTGAATTGCGCTAGTTACGCCATTTAGATATCCAATTTCTGTATCTGAAACATCTGCTACACGAGCCTGAATTGCTGTTGTATCTACTGATATAGCACCTGTTGTGTCATTATATGACAATCCTGTGCCTAGAGCATTTCCTACTGCATCTTGTGCATTTTCATCAGAGTATGTTTGTGCACCTGTTAATGAAATTGCATTACCATTATCATTATAAGATACCGAAATATTTGTATGAGTTCCTGCAGCTAGCGCTGCGGCTACTGCATCTACTGCCTGCTCATCTACATATCCTGGAGCGGCTGCAAGGCTAATTGAGTTAGCGCTATCGTTATATGTAACAGTAATATTTGTATGTGTTCCAGCTGCTAATGCAGAAGCTGCAGCATCTTGTGCTCTTTCATCTGTAAAATACTTATTTGTTGTTCCTTCAGATAGTGAATCTGTATTTGATGGAATATCAGAAGTAAATGCTACTGTTCCGCTTCCATCTTTAATAGTAATAGTTCTATTTGCTGTTGGTTCTGTAGCTGTAATTTTTGTTGTATATGTATGTGTATCTGCAGACCACATAATAACTTCATTTTCTGGAATTAATAAATCTCCATTAGAAGTTAATTGTGCTGGACCTGATGGTTGTCCAAGGTCTGCAGTTTCAATGTATGATGCAAGGCTAGATGTTAATGATGTTGGGGTTACGTTTGCATACGCAGTAATTTGTGTCCATGTGCTTGTACCATTACCTACTTTAAACTTAAGAGTATCTGTTTCAATACCCACTTCTCCTGCACGTAAAACTGGATTTGAAGACGTCCAATTTGCTGCAGTATCTCTTCTTAATTGAATTCTAACCATTTGCATTACCCCCATCAATTATATCATTATTCGGTGCTGAAGAATAGTTAGAACTTGCTGTTCCGCCATCCATTGAAACTATATAATTGCCAAACTCTACATAATTTCCATAATCTGCATGTCTTACAAAACCTTCTCCTGCGTAGTGTTGGTGGTCAATTAATTCTTTTGGACCAGCAACGTCATACCAAATTGTTCCATTATAAACTTTAATTGTATTTTCTGAAGAATCAAAATAGGTTCTTCCTTGAGCTGGTGATGAAGGTGCAGTTGCTAAAACTTCAAATGAATTTGATGTTCCAGTTCCGCCACCACCAGTTGCCCCAGTTCCAATAACAGACCAAGTGGTTCCATTAAAAAACTTTAAAGCATTATCTGTTGTGCTGTAGTAAATTTCCCCAACATATGATCCAGTAGGATCTGAGCTAAGTGCTGGTGGGGCAATTGGTGTCTTAAATTGCTTTGACACGATTACCCGCTAATTACTACTCGGTATGCTCCAGCGGTTGGTGCGGCTGCAAATCTCAGCGTAGCTGTTGTTGTTGAAGTATGTTCTACATCTGCTTCTACTTCAGCATATGGTGAGCCAACTTCATAGATTTGAACCAAAATATCTCTGGTACCAAGATTGTGTGTAATTGTATAGCTTGTGGCTGATGTAGATAATGTTTCTGAATACTTGCGAACAATTGAGTGGAAGTTTGTTCCATCATTTGTCAGTGTCCATAGGTCATCTGTCTCATTCCATAGAACTGAAACGTTTGTTGAGGTTCCACGCTCTACTTCAATTCCAGCATTAGCTGCTGGTGTGCCAGTTACATTGCTATTTAAGACAACTACGTTATCTTCAATTGTTACTTGCTCTGTATTTAGAGAAGTAAGTGTACCGTTGACTGTAAGGTTTCCGCCAACTGTTAAATCATTTGTAATTGTTACATCGTCTGGCAATCCGATTGTTACTGCTGCTGTTTCTGAACCTGAGCCAGATACTGTAACCTCTCCAGTTGTGCCAGTAATTGTAGCAACATAGTTTCCAGTTGTATCTGTTCCAAGAGCAACAGAGTTTGGCTGGATTGTTGTGGTAATTGTTACATCACCTAAGTTTGTCATTGTTGCAGAACCGCTTACGTCTCCTGAGATAGTAATTGTTGGATCTGCTACATTAAAGTCAAGCTTTCCATTTGTATCATCATAAGTTACAGTAATTCCAGACTCTGTATTTGGAGCTGTTACCATACCGCCAACAATGTCTTGAACATCTTCTGTAAATGCAGTAATTTGTGATGTTGGAATTTGAATATTTGTAGTACCAGCTGCTGTCAAACGACCTTGCTGATCTACTGTAAATGTAGAAATTGCAGTTGCTGATCCATATGAACCAGTTGTAACTGCTGTATCATTAAGTTTAAGAGTTGTTGTTCCTGCAGCGTCGCTATATGTTGCTGTTAAAGCGGTTCCTGCTAGAACAGAAGAACCAATTACATCTTGGATAACTTCTGTGGAGCCAGACATTGGCATCCATGGGCCATCTGGTGAAGATAGTCCATTGTAGTAGTACATCTTTTGATCAGATGTGTTAAAGTAAATCTGTCCAGTAACTGGGCTTGATGGTGCAGCACCTAAGTTCTGAATTCTAGCATTAAGCAGCTCATTCTTGTTGAGGTCAATGCTTACTAAATATTTTCTTGCCATTTGCTAACTCCCTTAAGACAGGTACGCTGTCCCTGAGAATGGTTGGGCCATTGTCAGTGTAATTTGATTAATACTATTATAGTCTATTCCAGTTTCTAATATATCTCCCGCACTAGACTTAACTGTAACATTTGGATTGTAGCCCATATTATGAGGAATCGCTACAGAATAAATTCCAGAAACAGGCCCAGTTACTTGAGCTAGCTCCCATGAATAAGTTAATGTCATTGTGCTTAGTAGATAATTAGTTGCCCCATCCCATGTTAGATCCGAAAGCTTTGGACCATAAAATCGGGTGGTTAGTTTGTCGTAATAAAAATCTCCTTCAAGGCCTAGGTTGGCCGCAGGAATTCCATTACCATTTAATATAGATCTTCCTCTTGGACCTTGTGGTCCAGGGGTAGAAACAATTACATCATTTACTATTTCCGTGACTACTACTGTTTCAGCCATTAAATTGTTACCGATCTACTTAGAGTCAAAAAGCCCTCTACGATTTTTATTTTATTTGTGTTTGAATCAGTCAACATAATATCATATGATGACTTAGGATAAAACAATTTATTTGTTTGAGTAGGAGTCATTTTTACGGTTAATTTACCATTAGGACCGTCTATAGTTATACCACCAGATGGTGAAGTTAAAGTAAATGCAAGTTTAGTTCCGCCTTTTGTATCACGGACCTGCATTTTTGCGGTGGACCCAGTTAAATTGATGGGTAAACCGTTATTGTCTTTATATTCAACAATAAATGTAAAAGTGGCATTTTGATCCACTTCGAAATTCTTTTGTCCTGCCATTTGCTAGTACTCCTAAATAGGAAAACTCCTGTACTCATTTTAGCACAGGAGCTATCCTAATCTATATTAAATTTTACTTAGCTGACTTAAAGCCAAACTCTTGGTTGCTTGGACTTAGAGCCTTCAAAATAACTGGTGCAACGGCTGCAACTCCACCCATTAGAAGGTCCTTTGGATTTGTATTTCCAGTCATATACAAAGCGATAGCTGCTGAAAGAAATGCACGAGCATAAGTTCCAAGCGCTGCTAGGATTTGTTCTGTCATTGTTACTACTCCATCATTATTAAGATCTTTTTTCATTAGATCCTCCATCTTGGGCGTTGTGCCCAGGAATTTTGGGTTTTACCCCAATTCTATTATTGTACTACTATTATGCAGAAATGTCTACAAGCTCACAGTTTCCGTCTGATGTACATGCAAGCGTAGCATTTGTTGATGTACCGTCTTCTGTCTCATAGAAAGACAAATCTTCCCAACGAATATTCTTTGGCATTTTTGCAACCAAGGAATCATAGTCTTCTCTTGAAACTTCTTGATACGGCGCTTGCTTATATGTGTGATCTGAGTGTGGCAAGAATGAAATACCTGATACTTCATCAAAATGCTTATATACCCATGCTCCAACTTCCATCCACTCATCTTCTTTTACAGAAACTGTAATAGAAGGCTTGTGCTCACACCAAGCACGTTGGTAAACTAGCCATGTGTTTAGATGATCAATTGCAGTTAAATCAGATCTTGTAATTGCACCTTCTGGCGCTTTTACTGGAAATGAAAATACATAAGTATCGTTTGGCTTCATAACATCATCTTCTACAGGAATTCCAACTTCCTTTAAAAATGTAGAGATAGGATCTCCCTTTGAGCCACGTACTGTACGAATGTAATATTGTGAATGCCATGGATGCATTCCTGAAGATACCCCGACCAATTGAGACACTGTTCCAGAAGGCTTTACACATGTAATAGCTGCAGACTCAGGAATCCCAATTTTCCCAGCCTCTTCCTTATTAATTGCTCTTGCATGTTCACGAAGATCAGTAAGAGTTTTTTCTAATTTATCTAGACCTTGTTTTCCTGAAAAAAACTTATGTCCGAATTGTCCAGTTAAAGAAACTCCTAGTAGTCGCTCTTCTTCTGTATTATCTTTCCAAATTTTACGAAGATACTTAAAGTCTGTTAATGTTGCTTGCCAGGTTCCAAGAATTGTAGCCAGGCGTACTTTATTTTGAACATCGTCAATTGTATCTTTTTCACGTAATACGACTTCTGAAAGATTACAAAACTGGTAAGGACGTAGAATAATTTCTGAACATGGGTTAGTTCCATAGTGTATATCTGGATCTCTTCTTCCATACTTGGCTGCTTGGGCTTGAGCTGCGGCCACATTGTATATACCTCGTTCTCCAGACTTTGAGTCATAAAGATTTTTCCATTCTGCAATAAACTGCTCCATCTCTGGCTTGCGAGAATACGCTACAGAGTTATTTGACAGGGCACGTTGTGGATTATTCTCCCACCAATTACCTGACTTAGCTGCAGCCATCTCAATATCGTTAATATTTGATAGAGAAATCATTGCTGATCTACGAACTCCACCAACTACAACTACTTCTCCAATCTTACACATAATGTCATGTGCTTCAATTGGCTTTAATTGACGACCCGCTGCATTCTTAAACTTTGCAATAGTAAAATCAAATAAATTGATCAATGGCTGTGGACCTGAAGAACGTCCGCCCATTGTCTTAAGTCTTGCACCTGCTGGGCGAACCTTGCTTACATCAATTGCTGGAACATGTCCAGTCCAAAGAAGTGCAAGTAGCTCACGGTATGCCTTTGCCCAACCCTGCTTTGAATCTTCTACAACAATTACTGTGTCAGATTTCTCAAAAGAATCTGGGAGGGAAGGAAGCTTATTAACATACTTGTATTCAACAGAAAAACCAACACCTGTTCCGCACATCAAAATATACATAGTCTCATCGAAGGAACGTGGATTATCTACTGGGACAAATGAGCAGTTGTACCCAGCAACATTATCTCTTTCTAGCGCTGCACCAGAAGTCATAACAGAACGCATTGATGGCATAACGTTTCTATTAAAGACGGCTTCCTTTAATTCTTTGACTAACTTGTCTGAAGGCTTGTAATTATGATTTTTTTCTAAGTGTACTAGCATGAAGTCAAAATATCTATCTACTGTTTCACCCCATGTCTCACGACGGTTCTCTTCAGAGATCCATCTTGCATATCTTGACAATGCAATAAAGTTTTCATATGGGTTTTCAATAGTTTTTGACATTTTTTAGTGACACCTTTTCTTCCGCCTTACGGATTAATTTAAAATTGAATGAGATATAAGTGTACCAAAAAACTTTTAAAGGGGGAAGGGCTTAATTAAATTTTTTAAAAATATGATCAAACGCTTTATTGGTCAACTGCAACCAATTGTATTCTTCATGTATTTTAGTCGACTGAGCAAAGTAGTACCCAGAATACGCATTGTAATTCATTGAAACATCTCTCATAAGCTCAAGTAAGTGTTGATAGTTTGGCTCAAAAACTTTTCCTTCATGTGGGAAGGGCCATGGAGAATCTATAACTTCTGATTTTAATTTTAATGGTCCTAGATAGTCTTTATAATGTGCCCAGTCATAAGTTGAAATAACTGGCATACCAGTTGCTAATGCTTGAAGCGGAATAAAGCCAAAACCTTCTCCGTATGTTGGATAGATCAAAACATCGTGGCTATGATAAAGC